CGAGCAGTCGAGCGCGTGCGCTGCGTGGCCGCATCCCACACAATGCGCCTGCACGTCCGGCGCGGGCTGCTCGCGGATGCGCAGCCACTCGCGGGCGGCGTCGCGAATCGCGGTGATGTCCTGATAGCCGTACTCATCGTGGTACCGCAGTGCCCGACGCACCTTCTCCGGGTCGATGTCGGGCGTCGGCGTCGCAACCTGCTCACGTCGTGACGCCATGTTCCAATGCCGTCCGCACCGAGTCGTAGTCTGGTTCAGCGGCGGCAACGAACAGCCGGGCCAGTCGCACGTCGGCGTCGCAACGGGCGCGGGCTCGGTCGTGTCGGGCGGTAGCAGCGGTCGTCCGCACCCGAAGCAAAAGCGGACCCCGTTTTCCGCCGGGCTGCCGTCCAGCAGCGTCCATGTCTCACCGCACCCGGTGCTCCACGATTCACCCTCCGCGTCCTCGGTCCACACGCACGTCGGTGCGGCGTGGTGCTGCGCTGTCGGCGGCGGCACGGACGCGATGATGGTGTCGAGGTCGGGGCGGGCATCGTACTCCCATCCCGTCTCTCTCAGCGCCGCCCTAGCCACGGCGCGGGCGTACTCCTGAATCGTCATTCCGTCACCTCGAAGATCTCCACCTTGCAGCCCGGCTGCCCGTACCGCTTCGACGCATAAACCGACACGACCTGGGAGTCGTCGCACCAGGCGACGCCCTTCAGCGCGTCGAGCACAGCGCGGATCAGCTTGTCGATGTCGGGCTTCTTCGTCATGTGCGTGACGCGCTTCGGCAGCGACTTCGGGCGCGGCATGCCGAACAGGAGCTCGACCGTCAGCGGCCCCTCGGCGAGGGGCCAGTCCTGCCGGTACATGGCATCGAGCGCCACGACGCCGATGGTCGAGCGCCACGGCTTCGTCTTCGGGTTGTCAGCGGTCACCACGGGGAAGCGTGCGCCCTTCGGCATGAAGGCGCGCATGCTTCCCTGCGGGGCCGGAATGCCGGGGACGAAGAAGGTCAGCACCTTCATCCCCAGACCATGAAGCCGACCGCGTAGCCGAGCGCGAACCAGAGCAGCGCGCCGAGCACGCGATCGACGAGGAGCGAGTCGCGCTCGTAGCGGCGCTCGTTCAGGTCAATGACGCCCGAGAGGCGCGGGTTGCGCGCCCACTCGTCGTTCTGGTCATAGTGCGCTCCCACCTGGACCTTCGGCGTGAACTCTCGAACCTGTCCCATGAGATCCCCCCTTCATGCGGCGCAGTGCCTTCTGCGCCCGTTCCCGTTCGTAGTGCGCTTCGCAGCGCGCCCATTTGAAAGATGGCTGGGGGCACAGGATGCACAGCCCCTTTGCCTTTTGCCTGCGCTGGTAGGCCAGCGCCCGCTCAGTCCTTGTCACTCTCGCGAGTCCGGGTTCAGCACCTTCTCGGCCCGCTTGATGGCCTCGATCGTGGCGCTGAAGAAAGTGTCGTTGAGGTCCCCTTCGTCCACCGCCTTGATCGTCCTCTCCAAGTAGACCTTTGCCACCTCCAGTTCGGCAACGGCGCGATCGCGGTTCATGCTGCCACCTTGCCCTTCTCGACCAGCCCGATCTCGGTCAGGTCCTTATCGCCGACGACCTTGCAGCGGAACAGCCGGAACTTGCCGTCAGTCGCGGTCGGGATCGCTGCAATGTCCGCCGCCGTGAACTCCACGACGATGATGCGGTAGCCCGCGCGCCACTCGCGCATACACCAGTCGAGCGTCGCGACGTTGATCCCTGTCGCACAGTGCTCGGTCACATCGGTGTTGGCGCCCGCGACCTCGACGCTCTCGCCGATCACGTACTTAAGCCCGCCTTTGACATGGCCCTCGCTATTCTCGTTCACCAGCTTGTAGGCGCGGATCGGTCCTGGCTGGTCGTGCAGCATCAGGAGCGGCGTGCAGAGGTGGCGGCTGACTCCCATCGCGCCGCGCAGGTTCGCGTCGCGCAGGTTCGCGTCGCGCAGGTCAGCGTCGCGCAGGTCCGCGTCGTACAGGTCCGCGCCGCGCAGGTCAGCGTCGCGCAGGTTGGCGTCGCGCAGGTCCGCGCCGCGCAGGTCAGCGCCGCGCAGGTCCGCGTCGTACAGGTCCGCGCCGCGCAGGTCAGCGTCGCGCAGGTTGGCGCCGCGCAGTTCCGCGTCGTACAGGTCAGCGTCGCGCAGGTTGGCGCCGCGCAGGTTGGCGTCGTACAGTTCCGCGCCGCGCAGGTCAGCGTCGCGCAGGTTGGCGTCGTACAGGTTCGCGTCGCGCAGGTTCGCGTCGCGCAGGTCAGCGTCGCGCAGGTCCGCGTCGTACAGGTCCGCGCCGCGCAGGTCAGCGTCGCGCAGGTTGGCGTCGCGCAGGTCCGCGCCGCGCAGGTCAGCGCCGCGCAGGTCCGCGTCGTACAGGTCCGCGCCGCGCAGGTCAGCGTCGCGCAGGTTGGCGCCGCGCAGTTCCGCGTCGTACAGGTCAGCGTCGCGCAGGTTGGCGCCGCGCAGGTTGGCGTCGTACAGTTCCGCGCCGCGCAGGTCAGCGTCGCGCAGGTTGGCGCCGCGCAGGTTGGCTGCGCTGACCACCGCAGCGATAACCGACTCGCGCACGGTCGGCCTGTCGTCAGACCAGAGTTCCTTGCCGTAGATGTCGAGGATCTTCATGCCGCCACCTTGCCCTTCTGGAACTGCGAGCAGAACGGCGCCGCGGCGCAGTAGGACTCGCAGCGCACCGACACTCCGGGGCGGAACACGACCTGCATGTCCTTCGTCGCTGCGGCGAGCTTGCGCGCGTCGGCCTCGTTCGCGAGCACGCGCGTCGCACGCGTCGCGCCGGGCTTCATCAGCGCCCATCCGCCCGGCTTCTCCCACCGCTCCTCGGGCGTGCAGTGCGGCAGCTCGAGCGGGAGTTGACGTGCCTCGCGGTGCAGCGTGACGCGCTCGAGTAGCCAGTCGTAGGTCTTGCCGAGGTTCCACAGGCGCTGCGGCAGGACGGCGACCTGGAACTCGGGGTAGCCCTCGTCCTTGTACTTCTCGGCGTCGCTCATGCGCCAGTCGCGGCAGAGCGCCACGATGCGCAGCGAGTTCACTTTGTAGCCGGCCTCCGCGGCGAGGTAGGCGTAGGCGTTCAACTGCTCCTCCCACTCCGACTTCTCGCCAGCGTTCTTGACCGACCAGACGCTCGTGACCTTGTAGTCGCTGAGCACGCCGTCCTCGAGCGACAGGTGGTCGAAGGCGCCAGAGATCCGCAGCCCGCCGATGTCGGAGTAGAGGCGCGTCTCGCGCACTCCCGTGCTCTGCGCCTTCTCGAGGATGCCGTGCGCAATCTTGCCGAAGAGGAGCCAGATGCGCTCGGCCGCGTCCTCGACGATCTCGTCGGCGTGGCGCCGCTCGAGCTCGACCTTGCGCGGCGGCGCGATGAGTTGCGTGACGGAGATGTCGGCGTCGCCGCGGCTGTAGTCGTCTGCGGTGATTGCCGCGACCAGGGCGTCGGGCAGGTTCAGTCGGTTCGTCAGCTTCATGTCGTCCCCCGTGGTGGGGGCGGCCCGCGGGCACCGCCCCCTCGGTTATCAGTCGTCGAGATCGAACGGCACGCGGTCGTCGTCGTCCGACGTGTCGAAGTCGTTTGCGGGCGGCTCGGGTGCCGCCGGCACGCCGCCGCTCGGCATCGCCTCGACGCGGATGCAGTCGATCGGCTTGCCGCCGAACGTGGTCACGTCGGGGCGCAACACGATCTGCTTGCCGCCCCACTCGTCCATGTCGTCGGTGCCGACGAGCTTCGCGATCATCAGCGCGTTGGTCTTGTTGAGCGTGAGCACCTTGTCCTTGCCGACGAAGGTCACGACCGGGCGCGTGTCCTCGCCGACCTTCTCCATCTCGACAAACTTGATCCGCACCGCGACCTTCTTGCCGTGCAGATCCTCGGCCTTCAGGAACCGACTGGGGAACGCTTCTCCGACTCTCATCTCTTGCCTCCTGTGCGTGTGCGGCTCGCCTACCTGGCGCGCCAGATGATGGCCTTGCGGCCGTTTGAGAGCGTCCTGCGCTCTCCGCTGTCACACACCAGCCCTGCCTTCACCAACTCGCGAAGGCGAGGGCGCAGCGTGTTCCCATCCATTGGAAGTTCTGCCTCGAGGCACTGCGCGGTGTTCGGTCCCATGATGCGCAGGAACTGCAAGACCCTGCCGCGCAAAGTATTCGCCGATGGCGCAATCGCGTCTGCCGCCTCGCGCGAGGTCGTGTCGTTGGAAGCGGGCGGGCGATCGAAGATCGGGCCCATCAGAACCTCGCGCGCGGCTCGTAGGCCGCTGCGTCCTCTTCGTGTCCGACGCACTCGAGCAGGCCGCACTTGCGGCAGTGGTCGTCGCACTGGCAGCGCGACTCGTGCTCGCCGCACGAGCCGCAGATCAGCGACTCGGTGGGCACGCCGTCGCGGTCGCGGCGCGCCTCCTCCATGATCAGCGCCTCGACGACGCGCAGGTCGTCGATGATGCCGCGCATCGTCACGACGGCCGAGAATGGGTGCTCGCGCTGCACCATCGGGGCGACGGTTGCGAGCTCCTGCATTGCCTTGCCGATGCGTGCGTGCACTGCACGCGCGATCGCGTCTGCTCTCTCTCGGGTGGTCACAGCGATGCCCTCCTGTACAGATCGCGCTCGATCTCGCGCAGGCGCTCGGCCTCGGTCTGCGTCTGGCGCAGCACGAGCTGCGTCATCGACTCGACGCCGAACTTCTTGCACGCCTCGTCGACCGACATCGCGAGAAAGTAGAGTGTGCTCTCAAAGCAGTCGACCTCGGCCGAGTGAAACTCCTTGAGCGCCTTGGCCCAAGTCTCAATCGACTCAAGCGCCTTCTTCTGTTCGTCGTTCAGCTCCATAATCCAACCTCCGACCTCGTTGTTGCATCTGCTCTTGAAGCAGTCAAGCGCTATCTCGGATTATTTTCCACCCACCTCGCGCCACGTCACCGTGGGCTTGAATTGTTGGTACTCCTTGGCAATGCGTTTCACCTTCGACTGGACGATCGAGTCGGCGCTGCGCGTCTCGGTAGGGTCGACCTCGAGCCGCTGGCGCACCGTCTGCCCTCGGAACTGAATCTCGATCTCGACCAGCATCAGAACGGCGCTTCCTCGACCGGCTGCCGCAGCAGCTCGGGGATCGCGGTGAGCGCGCAGTTGTTGCAGAAGACCTTTGGCTCGGGCAGGCGCTCGTCCTTCCCGAGCAGCTTGCCGAGCTCCATGCACCAGCCGATGTACTGGCGCAGATCGCGCAACTTCAGGGGGCCGCGGCACCAGTCACACCAGCGCGTGTACTGCCCGATCCACGCCCTCGCGAGCCCGACGATCGCGCGCTCCGTATCGGAGAACGCAGGTTTCGGCGTGTCGTTCACGTTCACATCACACCTCCGATTGCTCGTCCGATGGCTTCGACGACTTGCGGGACGACGCTGTTGCCGAGGGCTTTGAGGGAGGCACGTCGATGCCTTCCAGCCAGTCGCTCGGAAAGCCCATGAGCTGCGCCACCCAGCGGTGGTTCAATCGTGCGCGGCTCTTCCCAGTCGTGCTGCGGCTCTCCGGGCCGCGCGGGCCAACGGTGGCGTCGGTCAGTGTCGTGCCCGAGTGCCGACCGCTTGCCGTCGAGTAGCCCGCCGCGCCGCTCGCCTTCGCGTCCGTGGCAGTCGGCGTCGGCCTGGCCGACGCCGACTCGAGTTGCACCGCGATCGACAGCGGCGTCCCGCAGCCGTTCCCGTTCTGCTGCGTCTGCTTCAGGCGCTCCCGGCGCGCGAGCCACGTCTCGACTCCCTCGCCGTCGTTCGGATTCATCGCGGCTGGCGTGGGCCAGGCCGACGCCTGCAGCACTGTCGTGCCCAGATTTGGCGACTTCCGCGCACCCTGTGTTGGTCCGGTGTCCTTCCAGTCGCGAGCAGCCGGAGTCGGCCTGGCCGACTCCGGCGGGCTCTCGTCCTTCACCTGTTCCGGTAGGCTCATCGAGTGCCCCTGCGCCACCCGCTCGCGCATCGACTGCACTCCGCGCTGCTCCCCGTCCCTCGCCTGCGGCGTGACCCACGATCCAGACTCGGTCGCGTCGGTGCGGGGCTCCGACATGACGAGCACCCACCACGAGCGGCCAGCAGGAGTAGCCCGCCGCTGCCAAGCCATCGAGCACCGTGTCTGCGCCTCGAGTGCGGAGAGCAGGGACGTTCTCAGCGAGTACCCAAGTGGGTCGCAGCTCCTGCACGATCCGCAGGTGCTCGAACCACAGTCCGCTGCGCTCACCGTCGAGACCCGCGCCTTTCCCTGCGACCGAGATGTCCTGGCAGGGGAAGCCGCCCGCGATGAGGTCGACTGGTTCGAGGTTGTGCTTACCGACCTCTCGAACGTCTCGGTGGCGCGGCACGTCGGGCCAATGTCGGGCCAGAACGCTAGCTGCGAAGTCGTCGATCTCAACCTGCCACCTCGCTTCCCAACCCGCGCGCTCGAGCCCGAGGTCAATGCCGCCGATGCCGGCGAAGAGAGAGCCGAACGTGGGCACCTCATGCCTCCATGCAATCTTTACAATCTTCGATTAGCGGTGCGTCATCGGCCCAAGGGTCATCGGTGGTAGGGTTCGGGGCGTTCGTCGCTCTGCGGGGCTCTAATCGCGATTGCGAGGCATGTCTGCGGCGCATGGACTCGTCGTATCGCGCTCGGAACTCCGGGTCGGGGGGCAGGGGGGCCGGGACGTTCTGCCGCGCCGCCCCCCGAGCGTCGATCGGACGCTCTGCCGGCGGGGCCGTGCCGTCCCACTGCCCGAACGTGCTCGCGAACCGCTGCGGCGACGCGAACTGCGCCTCGGTCGCGGCGACGTACCGGACCCACGCTCGGAGCACGCGCTCCGCGCCGTGCTCCTCGCGAAGAGGCGAGAACGCGGACCCCGCACGCGACCACGCGAGCTCCCCTCCGTAGCGCGCACGCCATGCGTCCCCGAACGGCGTGAGCCAGGTGTCGTTCCCGCGCTTCGGCGCGGAACGCTTCTGCTTTGCAGAAGCTGCTGGGGTTGGGGTTGGGGTTGGGGTTCCCTCCGTCCCGCATTGCGGCCCGGATGCGGCTCGCATGCGGCCCGCATCGGACCATCTAGCATTGGCGGCGTCTTTTCGCTGTTCGGTGCGCTTTTCGTATGCTGCAGTCATTTCGCTCCGAATTGCAGAATATTGGGCCCAATTTGTCTCAAAAACGGTCTTGATTGCGGGGTTCACGGCGACGGGCTCGCCGAGCATCCAGCTTTGCAGCAGCGCCTCAATGAGGGCGCATCGCTTGGCCGGTGTGAGCATTCGGATACGTGGATCGGCGAGCCAGTTCGCCGCGTGGATCGGCATGGTCGGCAACCAGTCTGACTTCATGGGCGTATGACCTACGCCCCTTCCTGCCGCAGGTCAACATCCCGAGTTGCGCGCTTTCGCTCAAGGTGGCGATCGAGGTGGGACCGGCAGTAACTCGACCCGCTCCTCCACGCCGGTGAGGGGCAGAGAACGCACAGCCCCTTCTCGCGCTGCCGGAGCTGATACGCGCGCTGTTTCGATATCTTGCGTGCCTTCATGCGGCCCCCCACCTCTCCTCCGCGGCTTCGCGAGCCGCATCCTCGGTCGCAAAACTGCGCGCCGAGAAGTCGTTTCGGGTGACGTACTTGTAGTCGCCGAACGCGGTCTTGAAGATGGTTCCCCAGTACCCGTTGTTGAGCGGGGTCGTGAGGTTCCCCTTCGCGCTGCGACGCCACTGGAACGTCTGTTTGGGTTTCGGCTTCTCCGCTCGCGCGAATGCCTGCGGGTTGCGGGACAGGCACGAGAGGAGCTCGTCGCGGGCCTCGATCGCCGCGCGCATTGCGACATCGCTGCCGCCGTGGTCCGGGTGGACGCGCAGTGCGACCTCGCGGAACGCACGCTTCACGTCCTCGAGGCCGAAGGGCGGCTCGAGTCCGAGTGATCTGGTTGCGGCCGCGGCGTTCACCAGAGTGACGGCGGCGGCGGTGGGTTGACCTTGCGCTGGTAGCGCGCCTTCTCGCGCTCGTTGTGCTCGGCGCGATGTCTCGGGCAGTGGCAGGAGCCGCGTCGCCAGGCCGGCTCGGAGCACAGGATGCAGAGTCCCTGCTCGCGCTGCTTGATCTGCCACGCGCGCTGTCGAGAAACGTTCGGGGAGATTTTTCGTCGGACCCTTCGCTTTGTCGTGAGCATACATCTGCTCTTGCACGTCTGCATTTGACGCGCAAGTGCAGGATGCGGTAGAACGAAAATTCTCTGGGTTCGTCTGAAGGTGGGCGGTGGGGCGTGCGGATGGGCCGTGCGTCCTGCCGGCCGCCCCCGTCCGGTTAAGGGGTCAGGAATGCCGAAACGACAGGTGCACGGGCGGGTAAGCAGGCAAGGGCGTGGCAAGCTGACGCCGCATCAGGAAAAGTCCGACGCCGGCAAGCAGGCCGCCGCAATCATGGCATCGCTGGCACCCGGCATCGGCTCGCCGACCAAGCTCGCGCGAAAGCCGGTCGACATCTTGGCGGTACTCGACCAGCAATCGGTAACGCCCGATCGCGTGCAGCGGCTTTCGCAACGCGTGCTTGGGGTCGCGGAAAAGGCGCTCGAGCATGTCGGGCACCATTTGCTCGCGCTCGAGCCAGGCGAAGAGCTTACGACCGGCGTGAAGACGACTACGACCGTCGCGGCGATTTTGATCGACAAATGGTTGCTGATTCAGCAGCAGATCAACCATATGGAGGGCAAGAGCAGCACCGCGACCGTGGGCGAGCTGAACGAGAAAGCCGCCCGGCTCCTAGCGATCACGCAAGAGCTCGAGCGGCGTTCAAAGGCGGTCGACATCACGCCCGACCCGCCCCCGTCCGATTAGAGCTCGCCGGACTCGATGTCGTCGATAAGTAGGTCCAGCTCGCCTTCGAGCTCAACCAGGACGTGCGCCGATTCGACATCGGGCACCGAATGAAACTCGTCTAGCAGCTTCTTGAGGATGCGCAGACGCACCAGAATTTCGCGCATTTTTTCCATTTCTCGCCCCCGTCCGAATAAAGCATTTTCGCCGCGGAAAATGCCAGATGACGCACGCCGACACGCGTCAATGACAAACGTCACTGACACGTGTCAACAAGCTGCGGCGCGTCAGAAGCGACCGGACATCACGGCACGGTAGAGCTCGACATTGTCGTGATGTTGCTTGATTGCGTAACGAACGATTGCGCGAGCGGACGCCGGCGTGCACGCGTTTCCGTTCTTTCGCGCGCACGCAATGCGCTTCAGAATTTCCGCTTCGATGTAGGAATCGGGCGCGGAAACGTGCATTGCATCGATGATCCTACGCACGCTCGCGCGTGCCGTTGCCAGGGTAATCCGTTCCATTTGTCGTTCCTTCATAGGGTTAGGCGTGCGTTGCAATCACGATCGGCACGCCGGCTCGCGCGCGCGAGCCGCAAGCGTGGCCCTTGGGTGTGCACGAGCCGCAACGTCCCGGGCACGCAAAGACCTTGTCGACGCCGAGAACCGCGCGCGCCCGCTCGCGCAATTCGGCAAGGTGGCGCTTGAGCTCGAGCTCGTGACCCTTGCGGTAATCTGCCTTCGTCGAGAGACCGTCGACCGCGGTAAAGGTTCCACGCGTGCACGCGAGCTCGGAAACGCGCGCGAACATCGCGGGGTCGTCGTCGAAACGTGACCCGCTCGAGAGGTTCAGCAGATAGTTATCGGGAAACGGATTGCGCGCACCCCAAGCCGTGAAAAGGTGCCATGACTTGCTGTACCCATACGTCTTGATATCGGAACGCGCGTTGAGCGTGGCGAACCAGAAAGCCATGGTTTCGAGCGTTGCGTGGTCGCCGTCCACGTATAGGCGGAAGTCGGTGCCGTGCGGCAGCTTGGCGAATTCAGCCGCAATCATTGCGCGGCCCCATTCGGTACGCTCGAGCACCGTATTGATGAGCATGCGAAAGAACGGGGCGGGATAGCGCCAAGCCTTGAAGCTGTAGCACCAATTCGCGCACGTGCCGGCACCAGGGCACGTGACAAGCGGCAGGACGGACCACGCGAAGAACGGCAGCTTGCCGTTTCCGCGCGCGAACAAGCGGAGTGGACTCGCGAGCTCGCCGCGGGCCTCGAGGAAGTCCGCCGTCCTGCGGCCGAATTTCCACCAATGGCCACCAGCGGCACGCGTGACGCGGCGAATCTCGTGGGCGAGCGCGATAACGTCCGCATCGGTCGAGACCGCGGCCGCCAACTCGGCGAGTCGCATGCAACGGTGGCGCGGCATGCGTGGCTTTCTTGTCGTTCGCATCGAATTCTCTTATTCGCGCATTGGAAGGACGCGCGTCCGATTGCCTGGCCTGGCAAATGCCAAGCCGGGCAATCGAGCTCGAGCCCTATGCGCCGAAAGACCAACGGCCGATCGGCATGCGCGCAATCGCGTCCAGGCGACGCTGTTGTGCAAGGTGTTGCTCGCCGTGCGCCTGGCAGTACTGATTGATCGAAAGCCACCGCGGCGTCGGATCGTTCGGCCGCTCGTCAACCCAGAGCTTTCCAACGGCCGGCTCGTGGCAGATGGCGCATTCGGTGCTCTTGTCGTTGCTCATGGTCATATTCCCCTATGCGGCTCGAGCCGCGTTTCGTCGTTCACCTGACAGATAGGGGATAGGCTATCCCCTGTCAATAGCAGATAGAGCACGAGAGAAAGAATTCGTGCCTGAACGAACGAAAATTCTCGAGCTCGAGCACCAGGTCTATACGACGAAAGCACCAGGACCTATACGACGCCGCGCGCATTTCTGTCGTCGGTAATACGACATTGATATCGTGTATCAATGATCGCTGATTCACGACGCGCGACATCGATGTCGTGAATGACCGGTCGCCAGTCGCCACCATCACCCCCCCAAGGGAGAATTGACATGGGGGCCCCTTTCCGGTCGCGGCGCTTGGAAAGGGTCAAGTAGCAGATTCAGCTACAGCTACAGATGCAGCTACAGCTTGAGAATGCCGAAGGCAGAGAAGAGAGAAGACAATTCACCCCCTCCCCTAGTTTTGCGCAGCTACTTGAGCTCCGGGGCGGTTTGCCCTGAGTGACTAGGTGGGGATGCCGTCAGGAGGATTCTGAACCTGCCTGCGGCGCCGCGACGATCTGTCGGGCTTGGAGTCTCTCCTACGCCCGTCTGAGTCAGAGCGCAAGAGGCGGACGATCTCTTGCCAGATCGCCTGGCGCACGCCTTCTGGGTCGTGGTCGACGATCGCGTTGGTCACGCGCATCGTTCTGATGCCGCGCGCGGCCATGGCGGCATCTCTCGTTGCGTCCCAAGCTTGTCCCTCTGCGGTGAAATGGCTCGCGCCATCAACCTCGAGCACGAGGCGGATCTTGGGGCACCAGAAGTCGACGATGTAGCCGAGGAGCAGCGCCTGCCGGCGGAACTTCACGCCGAGCTGCTGGTTGCTGATCATGTCCCAGACTGCCGCTTCGTGGGGGGTGGGATTGAGGCGCATCCTGCGCGCGAAGCCACGCTTCTCGCGCTTCATGCGTCTGCGCACCCCGTGGACGCCGGGGGTGGGCCCGGCCGTTACTCGCGGCACGTCTCGACCTTTTCGCGCAGGCGCTTCATGCGGCGGAAGCTCTTCTTCGTCGCCGCGGAGATCGGGCGGCGCTCGTCTTTCGCGTCGCGCTGCTGGGCTTTCCTCTCCGATCGCCCGCGGTGGATCGCTGCGTTCCATTTCCTGCGGAGCTCGGCTCGCGTCATTCTCGGATTATTTCACTCAGGTGATTGTTGCGCAACCCATTCTGGGTTATGTCGGGAAATAGTTGCTCGGTACCTGATGGGCCGTGGGGTCGGGGCGTCGCATGGGGTGGCGTTCTCGACCGCCCGGCTCGAGAGGCTGCGAGCAGAAGGGGGTCCGGGTGGAAGACGCCGTTCCGAACGTTCTAGACCTGCCGGCGGTGCAGAAGGAACTCGAACTGCAGCGGCGCGCGCTGTGCACGCTGCTCGCTCTCGTGACCGGCAAGCCGGTGATGACTGACGAGCTCGAGGGACTGCTGAAGGAGCTCGGTTTCGTCCCGGTCTCGCCGCTGCTCATGCCGGCGACCGCGAGAGGATGAAGGCTCCCTCTATCGCGAAGTGCCTTTTCTGCGGCGACAAGTTCGACCGCGGCGGCACGCGCGCGCTGTACTGCACGGCGTACTGCTGCTCGCGAGCGCAGGAGTACCGCAGGCGCAAGACCGAGAAGCGACGACGCCAGAACCGCGAGTCGCAGCAACGCTGGCGCGACCGGCAGAAGGAGAAGCGTCAAGCATGATCGACCTGACGAAGTACTCGAAGCGCCAGCGCATCGCGCTCGAGCGGCTCGAGACGAAGGGCCACCGCGAGCCGATGCTCTCTCGCGATGTCGTGACGCGAGAGACGAAGGTCGTGAACGGCTTTCGCTGCGTCTCGGGGCTCACGGTCGACGACGACGAGCCGATGGTCTGGCGCGCGTGGGTCGGCATCATCGACCCGAAGGACACGGTGATCGTCGGCGGCGCGGACGACTACTTCGTGCCTCTGCGCATGTGGGGCACGATCCCGTGGGCTGCGGAGCTCTGCGAGATGTGGCTGCGCGAGATGCTCGACCTGCCGTGGCACCCCGAGAGGATGTACCAGGGCGAGTACCCGAAGGGCCGCCCGACGACGTTCCACCGCATGGTGAAGCTGAACGACGACGAGCGTCGCTACGTCGAGGATCTTCGTGCGAAGCACCTCGACCCCACGGTGCCGATCAAGGATCCGGGCTGGAACCTGCTGCCGGGCGAGATCGCGCCGGAACCCGAGGCAGAGGATGCCTGACGTGATCTTCGCCGAGCCTAACTGGCTCGGGCTGCAGGAGTTCTGGGACGACGGTAAGTGCCAGTCGCAGTTCTATTTCTGCAACTGCGTCGTGAAGACTTGGCCGGTGAAAGACGGCCGTCGTCGTATCCGTGCTGACCTGTGCGACGAACGCCACTGGGCTGACTTCCTCCCGCTTGTGCCGGTGTACGACAAGGATCCCGGCATGCTGATGGTGATCTGGTCTGAACCCGCCTGATCTTTCTTGCACGATTGCAAGAAAGCGATTATTCGCGTCGTGCGGTGGCGCACGAAAAATCGCAAAAATCCCCTGATCTCTCCTCGCTGACGCCGGAACAACTCGCGGAGGAGCTGCGCTCGCTCACCGAGCAGACCGACGCGATCGTCAACTCGACCGGCTTCCTGCGCTTCACGCCGCTCAAGTACCAGCTCCCCTGGTACGAGGCCGAGAATGAGATTCGCCCCGTCGTCGCCCCGAACCAGCAGGGCAAGACGACGTGGGGCGCGATCGAGACGATCTCGGGCTGCACCGGCATGCGCCCGATCGCGCTCGGCGGCAAGGACCAGGCGCGGCCGCAGCGCGGCTCAAAGCGCGGCTACCGGGCGCTCGTGTCGGGCGAGTCGTTCGACGCGCTGCGCGACAACGTGCTGCCGAAGTTCGCCGAGTTCATCTCGCCGGCGATGCTGCAGGGCGCGCCGAAGAAGAACGCGGAAGGCTTCCCCTACCTCTGGCGCTTCGCGTCAGGGGCCGAGGCGGTCTTCATGTCCTACCAGCAGGACGTGTCGGTGTTCGAGGGCGCGGTCTGGGACCGGGCGTGGTTCGACGAGCCGCCGCCGCAGGCGATTTTCAACGCCGTGCGCCGAGGTCTCATGGCCCGCCGCGGCCGGGTTGACCTGTCGCTGACGCCGCTCAAGGAGGCGTGGATCCTCGACGAGCTCATCGAGCCGGGGAAGGATCCCGATTCCCCGCTCTACGGGGCGGTCGCGATCTTCCCGCCGATCGACATCCACGCCAACTGCGCGCAGTGCAACCCCGGCGTCGGCGTCCTGCCGCACGACCGGATCCTGACCTTCCTCGCGCTCATCCCGCCGGCCGAGCGCGCGGCGCGCGAGTTCGGGATCTTCGCGGGCGTCGCGGACCTCGAGTTCCCCTACGTGCTCGACGACACGCATGTCGTTCCCGACATCGACGTGCGGCGCTGGGGCTGGCCGGTGGTCGAGGTGGTCGACCCGGCGATGAAGCGCCCCCTGCACTGCGGCTGGTTCACGGTCGATCCCGACGAGAACTGGTACTGGTTCCACGCCGCGCAGGTGCCGAACGACGGCTTCTCGAGGATGGTGCGCGACATCCAGGCGCACCGGCGCTTCGTCGGGCGACAGCCGGACCTGGCGATCATGGACCGGCGCGGCGGCAAGCACCGCATCGACGCCGATCTGAAACAGGACTGGTTCGAGAAGTTCCGCCGGGCGGGCATCGACTACCGCGAGTCGGTCGACACCCACGTGCAGACCCTGCACGACTGGCTGCGCCCTTCTTACAATCCGAGTGCCGAGCAGAAGGAAGTGCCGAAGCTGCGCATCTGTCGCAGCGTCGCCGAGATGCAGAAGGGCCCGCTGTGGGCCTTCAGGAGGTTCGTGTGGGTCGCAGATCCGTCGAAGAGGGACCGGAAGTTCTACGAGCAGACGGGCAAGGACTGGGTGGACCTGGCGATGTATCTTCGGGCAGCGGAGCCGACGTTCAAGAAGCTGCTGCGGGACGAGGGGCCGCTGGCGTCGGGGAGCCCGCTGGCAATGAGCTACCAGCAAAGCGACGTGGACGACCCAGGGGAGCGAAGGACGCGCAGCCGCGGCGGCGCTCCAAGCCTGGCGGAGTCGTACACGACGCCGAGCGACTGGCGGCACCTGATCCCAAGGGGATACAGCTAGCCGAGGAGCGCGAGCCTCGGATCATCGAGGCCGAGTTCACGCCTGCACCGCTCGAGCCCGAGCCCGAGCTGCCGCCGCTGCTGCTCTCACACGCCGAGGTCGACGCGCTGCGGCAGGGGGCGTTTCGCGCCGGCTACGAGCAGGGCGGGAATGAGGTGCGCGCCGCGTGGATGCACCCGGAGAACCGCTACATCGTCGCGAGCCTCATCGGCGCGGCGGTGATCGACGACCCGGTCGAGTTCGGCAACTGGTGCAAGCACGGGTTCGAGTTGCTCAAGCAGTTCCGCCTCGGCGAGCGCGACGAGCGCGTCATGTTCGAGCGCGCGAACCAGCGTCTCGCTGAGCAGCCGAACGTGACCATGGGCGGTGACCGCATCCCGTTTGCCGCGCACGAGGGCCGCGAGCCGTCGCCCGAGCTGGCGGCGCGCTGGCAGGAACGCTTCCAGCGCAACCTCGCCTCGGGCGCGTACACTGACCCGGACGGGGGATCCCAGTTCTTCAGCGGCCAGCCCGGCCGGCACGTTCCGCCCGCCGGCGTTCCCGAGGCGGCCCTCGCGCAGCGCCCCATGCCCGAGTATCAGCCGGCCGACATGAGTGCAGTGGTGCAAGATCTGGTGCGTCAGGAGCTTGCAAAGTTGCAAGGTTCGGCGTATGGGGCGGGCGGAATGCAGCCGCAGCCGACCCCGCAGCCCGCTCCGTCGCCGATCGTTCGGCCCACCTCGCAGTGGACGAACGCAGGCTTCGGCGTGACTCCGGGGTACGTGCCGAGGCGATAGGTGCTGGGCGGCGGGATGGGAGCCGGGGGGCTTCCCGGACCCGCATACGGCGGCGCAATGCAGGGGCCCCCGCCGCCCGCATCACTTCTCGCTCCGTTCCCGAGCCCGAACTGGGCCGAGCTCGTACAGCGCGACGACTGGCGGCAGCTCGGAATCGTCGACATCGAGCGCGCCCGCGCCATGACCGAGCAGGACATCCTGCAGTCGATCCAGACGGCGCGGCAGAACTCCGCGACCGCGCGCCGCCCGCTCGAGGACGAGTGGCGGCGGATGGAAGACCTCTACCATCTGCGCACCTTCGACAGGATGAAGCAGCCCTGGCAGGCGCGCGTGAAGGTGCCCGAGGTGCAGACCAAGCTGCGCGTCACCTTGTCGCAGCTCCAGGGCGTACTGCTCGACGCGCCGCAGTGGTTCCAGGTTCTGAACGAGCCGAAGACCTACTACGAGCCGCAGACGCGGCTTCTGCAGCACTGGCTCGGGATCGTCGTCGAGCAGGCACGCACGATCGAGAACGTGCTCGCCATGTGGGAGCAGGCGTTCCTGCTGGGCACCGGCTTCCTGCGCGTCTCGGTCGACAACTTCGTCGAGCGCCGCCCGCACGTCATGCAGCCCGACCCGATGGAGGTCGAGCAGTGGCAGATGCAGATGCAGCAGTGGCAGCAGGCGGCGATGGCAATGGGGCCGCAGGCTGGCCCGCCCCCGCAGCCGCCGCGGCCCTACGTGTCGACCATGTCGATGCCGCGCAACCAGTTCCGCACCGACTTCGTCTCGGCGTGGTGCGTCTACCCCGATCCCTACGCGGGCGGCTTCTACAAGGGGAAGTTCGTCATCGAGGAGTCGGCGGTCGACGAGGAGGATCTGCAGGCGCGCGTCGACGCGGGCATCTACGACTCGCTCGACGGCATCGGCGAGCCGGTGTCGTGGGACGCGACGCGTGAGTCGCGCTACCGCCGCACCGAGCTCCTCGACTCGCGCGCCATGTCGCGCCGGCAGCACCTCCTGCAGCGGTACGTCGGCAACCTCTACGACAAGGACGGCAGGATCGTCTGCGAGAACTGGTGCTTCGATGCGGTGAACGAGAAGGCGCTGGTGCGCGCCTGCCCGAACCCGCTCTGGCGCGGCCAGAACGGCTACATCTGCTCGACACCGCTCCCCTATCACGGCCGCCCGTGGGGCATGCCGCTGTGCGACGCCGATTCCCGAGTTCAGGAACAGTGCGAGAAGGTGCTGAACCTGATGATCGACGACGCGATGTATGCGGTGCTCGGCATCTTCCTGATGGACGAGACGAAGTGCGACGAGCCGTCGACCCCCGAGCACCTGTGGCCCGGCAAGATCTACCGCGGACGCGAGGAGTTCGTCCGGAAGATCAACTTCCAGACGCAGATCAATAACCTCTGGCCGCTGTACAACAAGCTCGAGCAGATCGGGCAGAGCTCCACGCAGATCTCGGAGTTCATCGACGGCTCGCCGAGCTCGAGAGGCCGACCGACCGCGACCGAGGTGCAGTCGAAGACCTCGGCCGGGACGGCCTACCTGCACAACGTTGCGCGGCGCCTGGAGGAGAACGACCTCGAGCGCCTGCTGAATCTGGTCAAGGACTTCATCCTGCAGTTCGGCAACGACGCGGGCGACCCGCGTCTCTCCGACCTGCTTGAGCAGTTCGGCGGGCCGGGTGCGGCGCAGTTCTTCCAGGATCAGGTGACGCGGTTCGAGACGCTCAACGTCCCGACGCGGATCCAGGTGCGCGGCATCTCGATGATGATGGCGCGGCAGGATCTGATGCAGCGTCTGATGCAGCTCATGTCGCTCGGGATGCAGCTAGGCATCCCGCCGATGAACATGCTGCAGGTCTTCTACACCGCGCTGTCGACTCTGGGCTTCGACCCGGAGCAGCTCGGGATGCCGGACACGCCTGAGGGCATGGCCCAACTGCAGCAGCAGATGATGATGCAGCAGCAGGCACAAGCGGCGGGGGCTGCACCAGGCGGTGGTGGGAGCGGGACCGGACCCCCTGCGCCTGTAGCCTCCAACTCGGGGCAGCCCCCGCCTTCTTCCGATGCGCTCGCGGCGCAAGCCCAAGCGCAGGGGCCGCCGATCGCGGCCTGACCCTACCTGCTCGGGGAGACGAGTAGAAAACCTGCGTTTGGAGACGCAAGGAGAGAGAGATGGATCCGAAATTCCGTGACAACATCGCGCTGCGCAAGCGCATGCAGGCGACCTACCGCTCGGTGAATACGTCGTTCACCACGACCGGCCTCGCGACGCTCGCGACCCCGGCGACCGGGCTGTACCTGCGCGTCTACAAGGTGCTGGTCGAGGCATACGTGACGACCGTGCTCGCTGGTGCGACGGTCGGCGACCCGCTGGTGGTCTGCGACAACGCGATCGCGAACGTCGTCGGCATCGGCCGCATCGCGGGCGCGACCACGGCGACCCGCGCCGCGCAGGGTGGCGCGATCATCTCCGCGACCGACGCGGTCACGGTCCACTACGGCTTCTGGGACATCGACTACGGCGACGGTGGCCTCAAGCTCGCGGCTGCCAACCATGCGCTGAAGTTCGGTGCGGCCAACACCATCACGACCGGCGTCATCGCGGTAGTCGGCATGGTGCTGGCGCTCGACGAGCCGGCCAACTCCTGACCAGCTACTTGACGGGGGCGCCCGTGGCCCCCGCGAGGTTTATCATGAAGCGACTTCTGTTCGCCCTCATGCTCGTTGCGCTCTCGAGCTCGGCGCACGCCGAGGGTGGCACTCCCACCAATCCGCTCTACGTGCGCGAGCAGCAGGGCACGACGCGGACCTACGCCGAGGTGAACTGCACCACGGCGGGCGACATCGCTCTCGTCGCCACCACGGCCACGGCGAATGCGCGCTCGATCGTGTTCTTCAACGAGGACGCGACCAATTTCGTGACCATCTGCCCGGTAACGGCAGCGGCGGGCGTGTGCGACGCGGTGGGCGAGGGCTTCTCGCTGTTCGCGAAGGGCTCGATCCCGGTGAATCGCTCCGTGCGCGACACGGGATGGTCGTGCAAGGGCGACACGGGAACCGTCATCGTCGGTGTGCTGATCGAGAAGTGAGGAGGGTTCGTGCTGGCGCGCGCTCTCCTGCTCGGCCTGCTGGCCCTTGCCTCCATCTCCTCTCAGGCTTGGGCCACTGGTCCGGCCTACTATCCGCCGGGCGGTAGCGGCTCGGGCGTCGTCGCCAACACCTGTTCGGCGGGTGACTTCTTCTCGGCCGTGGACGCGGGCGGGAACTTCACCTGCTCCACGCCCTCCGGGTCCGGCGACGTGACGGCAGTCGGCGACTGCGCGAGTGGCGACTGCTTCAGCGGCTCTACCGGCTCGACGCTCACCGCTGCCCCTGCCGGGCACTTCGTGCTCAAGTCGTCGAACAGCATGTACTTCGACGCGGACATCGCGGCGGGCTCGACGGGCAACGCGTTCGTGTTCCGCTCGAACAACACGGCGCTGACGCTCGCGCGTATCGTGGAAGACGGGTACGCAGACCTCCGCAGCGGCCTCGACCTGCGGCTGTACGACACCGACGACAGCAACTACGTCGAGATCGCAGCCCCCGCGCTGGGATCGAACGTCTCGCTGACGCTGCCCACCTCGGGCGGCACGATCCCGTCGAGTGCTACGTCTCCGGTCACCCTGTCATCCGCAGG